CTCAGCAGTGGTGTTATTAGAATCTGCAGCATAAACGGTATAGCTCAGGTCGCCGTGCGGGGTAGATACCGTTCCGGAGCCCAGAATCTCATCAGGAATTATCGAATAGAGCGTGTAGGTAACCCGAACTGTTTGATTATCTGTGACAGTTATTGTGATTGGATTTCCGCCGCCATCCTTGATTAGTGATCGGCTCATCAGGGTGCCGGTAGATCCGCCTTTCCTTATGCCAAGCTCTGACAGATCGCCAGATATGTTCGTAAACTCAACCTCTCTGGCACACTTATAGATGGCTGGGTAAACCCCCTCTGCACTGTCTCTGGTGAAATTAGTGAAGTCACCACTGGCCTTGCTTGCTATCTGATTACCGAGATCGGTGTCGCTGTAAGCCGGAGTGGTAACTACTCCGGCACCCAAGCACAAGTGCAAATAAAAAACGCCGGAGAATCCATTAACCTGCTGCCGAAATGGGCCCGGATCTTCAAGGGCTGCATCGGTAATCAGGTTATCGAACTCGCCCGAGTCAAATACAATGCCCTCATCTTCAAGAACTTGTACTCTGTAACTGCCTCTCATCAGCGTTGGCTTTAGCTTCATTCTACACCTGCAAGGTACTGGTTACGTTTGTAATTATCACGCTTTGCACGACCGGGGCGCCTTCGGCATCCGCTTCTGCATTGCTATCGAAGTAGTTAGGGAAATATTGCTGTTCACTGCTGACCGCAGCAATGACAGCCTGAGCTACGTACACTTCCGCATCATCCACTTGCTCAGCATTAGAGTTGAAGGTCAGCTCAGTAAAAACCAGTTCGCTGGTAATTGAGGTTATTTGTGCACCCACCTGGAATAGCCAGTCGTCGGGAATTTGATTCGGGTCGTCACCTGCCTCCGAACCAAGATTGCCCCACTGGTCAATCCTAAGAAGTGTCGCAAATAGTGACGCTGTCATATCACTAAGCGAAAGCCCCGATATTGCGTCATCCCTCCATGAGTTACCCGCAATATCGCCCCAACGAGTTTTAAAACTTAATGCCTCAGAAGAAAGATCAAGATTAAGTCGGTTGTCACGACCTGATAGCCATGAATAGGAATACCAATCTGTTGCTTGCGTATCGAAGTCGTCGTGATCATATAAATCACCGAGTATCGAGAAGTGCGATATCACGATATAGACCAAGCAAAATTAAATGTCAGGGTAATATCGTGATCAGCCGGCAGCGTGAAAGACTCACTCAGTTCAACAACAAAATGAGAGTTTGAATATTCAAAAACCCTAAAGCCAGTTACCGTTCTGTTTTCTGCCTGAGCAGACCAGTTAACGATCAGTTCGCATTCCTGACTCTCTGAATTGTAGTTGATCATTACAGTCGTACTTCGGTCCTCGCCTGCATCTTTCAGCATACCAAAAGAATTGCCGGCGCTCGCGCTAACCGGATTATCATACCGACCGGCCAAAATTCCTTTAGGCGAAGTGAGATCATCCGACGGCTTTACCGTATAGTTCACAGACTGTCCGAACGCTGTTGTTATGACGCCGCTATCCAGCACATCGGGAATGAGGAAGTATACGAAGAACGTCACTTCCAGTGTCTGGTGGGCCTGAATTGGAACCCATGTTTTGTAGCCATTACCATCGCGAATCAGGGTGCGCGATAAAAGGTCACCATTGGATGTCTTTCTGAATCCAACCTCACGGATGTCGCCATCAATACCAGTAAGGCTGACTGTCACCGAGCGCCTTGCGTAACGATCCTGCCCATCCATAAAAATCGTGGCGTCACTTGAGAATGTACCGGATACCTGACCAAGCTGATTATCGAGCGCAACCTGAGTACTGTATGGCTCGCTATCGCCATCACCTACGCAGATAAAACCAGCGGCGAACGGGTCACCGTGATTCAGCGCCTCATTCAGAATAAGATTGCGCACCTCGCCGGTATCGGAAATACACTTCCCTGAATCAATCACGCGAAGCTGGTAGGCACCTTTAATCATAGTGGTACGGTATCCCCTGTTAGCGTCCACAGCGCCTCAGCGGCTTCAGACTTTGCCCGTATCGCGGTCAGCGACACCACTGATCCATTGCCTCTTAACTGGGTCGTTCCCGGTGTCTGAATAATGCCGTCGTCCAGTGCTTGTACTTGCACCACGCCAAAACCGAAGTTCTGTATCTGAAAGGTCGTGCCGGGCACCGGGTCGGATACAAGAAAGAACGTCACCGTGTTCAGATCATCATTCACCATGAAGTAAGTGAATGCGTCGTCGTCGGTTCCAACCGTGATTTCAGTCGTACCCGCTTCAATCTCTCGAAGACCCACACCGGTCAGAGCCACACGCGCCCAATGGCGGGAGCGCTCAACCCACTGCGCCGCCTGATCCACCAGGTCTTTGCACTGCTGAATATACGTGCTCAGATCAAAAGGAAATTTCATGCGCCCATTACCTCAGTATGTTTCTGAGTAACGTCGGCCTGTAGCGCTTCCAGATACTCAAGCGTTGCAGGATCCAGCTGGTTAAACTTCACCATCACACCCAGGTCAAAGGTCGGGTCCATATCATTGCTGACGTTGATCGTAATATTGTCAGGTTCTTGAGATCCGCCTTGCACATACACCGGCGTTTCACCAACGATAGGCCCGCTGCCCTGCCGGTAATAATTCTGTCGGTGTAGCTCTGCATCCAATACAGGAGCAACCGCCAACATCAGCGGAATAAACTCACCTGATCCGGTATCAATAAGGATATCCAACGCCACAGAACTGACCGTAAGCGCCGACGTGACTGTATCCGCAATAGTGCAAGAGATTTGCCCGAGCGCGGCTTGTCCTGCATCTGGCGCCCCTGTTACCTCATAAAGATCACCCAGCACATGAGGCGAGCGACCAAGCCGAACCTTTAACGTCCAGCCAGTCGTATCTATTACCTGCTCCGTATCCGCGTTCGTAAACGTCACGCGCATAGAGCGGCCTTCGCCTTTCAGAATCGGTCTGAGTCGAATCATTGTTTATTCACCGGGTTTTTAGGAGAAACGCGAACGTCGTTCTGCATCTTTACGCCAATGGCGTTGTATGCTCGCTGGAGATTGGCCTGAGCCAACTGGGCGTTAAAGCTGTCCTCTGAGTCTTTATCAAAGGCCAGGAAGATAATGTAATGGCGCAGGGCTTCGTTGTACTGCTCTGGCAGAAATACCTTTTCAGTATTCTCGTCATAACTTCGCAGCGTATGCCGACTGCGCGGAGTCAGTGCAACTACCAGCTCAAGCAGTGATCCTGCCTTGGCTGGCGGATAAACGTAAAAGCGCAGAGGGTCGCGCTCGTCGTAAATAAAATACTGCTGCTGGTTACTTGCTGGGCGCGAATGCCAGTCAGGTATCACCCTGTCCATTTGCTCTTGAGACTTGAAGTTCACCGGCCTCATTGCGCCTTCAAGGTTGCGCTTGATGTCCACCAACCGAACCGCACCGACAGGTAACTCTTGCCGCGTTCCTGCAGCACAGGAAAACTCAGAGTTATCCGCGAACGCTTCCGGCATTAATCCCAGCAACCAGTCGTAGGACTGATTGAGATAGTCCACCAATTCAGTATTGGTCCAGCGTATGCCGGTACCGGTTTCCTGCAGCGTATTCTTCACCGCATTGATTAACGCACTTACGAGAATAGCCACGATCAGACCTCCCAGACGCTGCGAGCGAATCCGGCGCGACCCTTACGGCTCACATCAAACTCATTGCGGACGTCCGCCGCTGCAGCCATCCACATGGTTTTGTATTCGCCAGCGTAATAGCCGCTTAATTGAGGATTTGACCAGTCATTGCCGGGCATTGCCATCAGACGCGCTTTTACTCCGGCCGCAATACAATCCGGCCAGCGATCTAGAATCGAATCAGGAACACTGGTACAGCCCGGTCGCGGCTTCAGAATAATAAGCGCCTTTGCTTTTGACTCTGCAGTCACAGACTCAGCGAGCTCAATGACAGAAGGTGCATGCTGAACATAATCACCAGGCTTCAGCGTACTGCCATCCACGGTCAGATTTTTAATCCCCACAACAATGTGCCCCTCGTGCGGGGAAACAAAGTCGTAGCGATCGAGACCGGGCGAGACAGAAAATTCCACCTCTTCAATAAACGCCTGTGTCTTTTCGCAAAAGTCCGCGAAAACAGTACAGGCATGAGAAGAGATAATTTCATCAATGCAGCCGGGCAACTCTGGGAGCACCGACACCACGATTGACGAGAAGTCGCTGAAGCTATGGTGGATCATGGCAACCCTCAGCCGTTCAGGCTTTCAAATACAGCGTTCAGCTCTTTAGCACCGAACTCCGGGCAATCTTCACCGATTGCAGCTCGAACAGCGGCAATTTTAGGCTTGCCGTTTTCGGTAAAGTGCTCTTCGTTATCGGAATTCAGCGACAAAATTGCGTTCGTGATAACGTCTTTCAGATCATCAGTCGCATCGTCGCCGCCATCTTCATCCAGAAGTTTTTGCGCATCTGCCTTTGCAGCGGCCGCACGCTCAGCCGCTTCCAGGGCTTCACGTTCTGCCTTTTCAGCTTCTTCAAACGCAGACTTTTTCAGCTTCTTCTTGACTTCATCAAGCTGTTCGCCTTTAACAAATACATCCTTGAATCGCAGCAGCTGGCCAGCCGCTCGACCATCGACATACTGGATGTCGCCAAAACCCGACCACACCACACCAGTTCTGGCGATAGTGTCCTTCTTGAATTCTTTGTTACCGATATACGCAATCGCAACCGGCTTTGCGAATTCATCAAAAGTACGTTCAGCCATAATGGCCTCCATAAAAAAGCCCGGCACAGAGCCGGGCGAAGTTAAGGTTTAAGGTTCGCGCCGGCCTTAAAGCAGACCGGTATAGCGATACTCAGGAACAACTGTCACATCACCTGTGCCCTCGGCATCAGTAACGGTGACGGTCAGGTACGCACGAGCTGGAAGCTCATACGGCGCAGCGTCATAAGCCAGCTTGCCTGCGGTAGACGAGTCAGCAACAGTGCCGAAGAAGTCCTGGTCATCCGTGCCTTCGCCGCCCGGAAATTCGATGCCGAATTCAAGACCGGTACCTGCTCCCATTGCGCCGTGATACGCCTTCAGGCCGTCAATGGTTACGCCCTCTGGAAGCTCCAGAACACGAATCACCGTACCGGCTGCATCAGCATTAAAGTTTGCAACGCCAGTTTCGCGGGAGACGTTGCCCTGTGCCGCGTTATAAACGCGGTTTTTCAAAGTGGCAGAATTTTTAGTTGCCATGTAAACACCTCAAGGGCGACCAGTGCCGCCCGGCATGAGATTGAAGGAACGCTACCGATTACTGGCTTACAGCCGTATCGACAACCATTACACCGTGGTCATTTTTACGACCGTTCTTGTCAGCGAAGCGGATCTTCTTCTTACCATCCATCCAGCGGCAAGAGATTTCATAGGCGTTGCCATGATCCTTCTCTTCTTCCGTGATACCGACATAACCCATATCGTCGCCACCCTGGGAGCCGACGTTACCGAATGCCCAGCCAAGTGCCTGCGCACCCAGAAGAACACCGCGGTGTACGTTGACGCCTGGAGCTACCGTGGTTTCGGTCGCTTCGTTCACGTTCTGGCATACGTTCACAGGAGTACCTGCAGCAAATTCGACCCAGTTGCTGTTCATCTTCTTGATGAGAATGCCTTCCCAGAAGTAGCAGTCACCGGCAAAGATTGGGTTCTTGCTGATTGACGCAGTACGGTTCTTCGCCGCCGCGTACATTTCCTGCCACTGCTTCGCACTGGTGGTCGCCTTGAAGTCCTTAAACTGACGGGGGGTCAGGTACAGAACGTACATTGGGTCTTCATCGGCGAGCATGTCACCCTTGAAGCGAATCGGCTGCATTACCATGCTGTCCTGCTCGTCGATCAGGAGGCGCATGTTTTCCACTGTATCCAGTGTGAATACGTCGGACGAGTCGATGTTGTTCAGAGAGGTAGCGTCACCGCCGTAGAAGTGACGATCATAGGTAGGTGCCTGCAGGCCGTTTACCAAAATCTCGCCAAACTCAGGGTGCGCCTGACCCGGCACGATCAAGTGCGTCGCTTCACGAGTACCGCGAGCACCAGCCAGGTGGTACAGAGTGGTCTCATCACAAAGACGGCTGTAGTAACCGCCTTTACCGGCCAGCTCATTCCGAGCAATCGCCTTCAGCTCGTGCTTGGTGCGCTGCTGAGCCATCTTGCCACCGGGATTAACCATGTGACGACCCTGCAGGATTTTCAGATCCATGCTGGAAGAGGTCAGTGTTTCACCGCGTCCATCCAGAGGCTTATCACCCATGGTCGGAGTTTTGTTGAGGATGTGAAAAACATCCATTTCAACTTCGTCACCGGCTTCTTTTGCGAGGTTGGTTACACGCACGATAGGTGCGCCCTTGCCTGATTGACCGCGAACGGAGTCACCTTTTTTCTTAATAGACATGTCCGCCGTGTCCACCATCAGGTTGGTGAAGTTTGGCTGACGAGTCATGTCGGCGAACAATGCGCCGTTTTCAACCTTGTTACTTCTTACAACTGGCATAATCAATCACCTTAATTATGTGACCGAAACTCAATACCAACTCATCACTTCCTGAATCTGAGCGTCAGACATCTTGGCCATTTCGGCCTCGCGCTCAGCGTCAGACATCGATTCCAGACGCTCTCTAAGAGACTTTTCTGTGCCGGGAGCCTGACCAATATCAGTAAGTGAGTTAGGGGTAGGAGCTTCGGCGCTATCAACGATTTCCTTGGCGCGCTGCTTCACGGATTTCTGCTCCGCAACAGCGTCGCCAAAGGCTGCTTTTGTGCGTTTTGCGACTTCTGCAAAACGGTCTGCGGGCGCGGCGTTTTGCCACTTGGGATCTGCCTGCAGTTTTTGGTCGATGGTTAAAGCCATTTCCCAGCGGTCTGGGTCTTTGGCTTGCCAATTAGTGAGGTCTGAGTTGTTCTGAAACGCTGAGCGAGCGGCTGCAGCTTCTGCGTCATCCACTTCAGCTTGAGCCTGATTTACAGTCTCAGTCTGCTGTGTCTGTGCCTGCTGTGATTTAAAAAGACCGCGAGCCAACTTCAGCTCTACAGAATTTCTTCCGTAGTCCTCTTCAATCTCAGTCAATTCCTTTTCGGTAATGGCATCTGGATCAGCAAAGGCTGAGTCCATATCCACACCCTGACGCTCAAGGTTCGCTTTGGCGTTACTGATCTGACTTTCGCTCTCAGAGAGCTTTGCGTTTGCTTCATCGAGCTGCTTGCGCAACTCTTCGTTCTCGCGAACAGCTTCGCGCTCTCGCTGGCGTGTGCCAGACAACAGCTCATACGGGTAATGGTGCTCCCCGTTTTTGCTGAGAATGTACTTGTCGCCATTTTCATCCTGGTGGAACGATTCACCATCGCTTTCGCCTTTGTCGTCAGATTCTTCGGCTGCTTCTGCAACCTCGGTTTCCGTGCTCGACTCAGCGCCCGCTCCGTTCTCTTCGTCTGAATTGCCATCCTCGGCATGTGCAGCCAGAGCCTTTTCAATCTGCTCCGGATCACCACTTGCCAATGCGTCATCAACGCTCATTACTTCGTCACTCATTTCTCACCTATTTGTCATTTGCCGCATGACTGCGAAGGGTTTTGCGGTTCTACCGGTCGCCG